CTACGGCGCATCCTCCGCAACAGGCAACTACGGCGCATCCTCCGCAACAGGCTACTACGGCGCATCCTCCGCAACAGGCTACAAAGGCGCATCCTCCGCAACAGGCAACTACGGCGCATCCTCCGCAACAGGCTACAAAGGCGCATCCTCCGCAACAGGCGACTACGGCGCATCCTCCGCAACAGGCTACAAAGGCGCATCCTCCGCAACAGGCGACTACGGCGCATCCTCCGCAACAGGCTACAAAGGCGCATCCTCCGCAACAGGCGACTACGGCGCATCCTCCGCAACAGGCAACTGCGGCGCATCCTCCGCAACAGGCTACAAAGGCAGTGCGATTGCTGGAGACCCAGAAAGTATTGCGATAGCTTGGGGATACAAAGGAAAAGCCAAAGGAATTTTGGGTTCTTATCTTGTACTCGCGGACTGGGAAGGAAACGAAGGAACATATTGGAGACAAGAGGGGTGGTCTTTAAAAGGTGCAAAGATGATTCGTGTAGACGGAGACAAAATTAAAGCTGACACATGGTACACCATGAAAAACGGAGAAATTCTGGAAGTGGAGGAGGAATAGGTGAGATTGATAGATGCAGATTTGCTGACTGAAAAAGTGACAAAATGGCTGAACCCTGACCCAAACGCAGACAGAATGGTGGATATTGACGACATAGCAGCCTCTGTTCTCATGGAGATTGAAGAGCAGCCGATGGTTCCTTTGTGGATATCTGTAGAAGATAGCCTGCCAGAAGATGGCGATAGCAGATTTTACATGTGCTTGGTAGAAAACCATCTGGAAGATCCACCGATGATGTGCCAATACGAAGAGGAGTACGGATTTGGTTTTTGGAGAGATATATATGATCAGGTAACACTTGGCTTCGTGGACTCTGAGTTTGATACGATGGAAGAGCTGGAATATGAAAAAGTCCTTTACTGGATGCCACTTATTGAACCGCCAGAAGAGTCTGGACAGATGCGCTTTGCATAATAGTGGGAGAACTGGGATGTATAAAAACGCAGAGGGCTACCGCGACGAAACAGCCTGCCGGGCGATTATCGCGGTAGCAAGAGAATAGAGAATAAAGCGCAGGAAGCTGCAGGAGGACAAGAATATGGGAACAGAAAATAAAACCGGAGAGGTTTGGAGAACACGAACTGTCACAGGGGCAGAGAAGATCGTGCTGGTGGTAGCAGACAACGGGGCGATGACATATGTAATTAACCTGGCAGAAGAGGGCGTGCATACAGATATCGAAGTAAACTGCGAGGGGCTGCGGTATGGCTCCAGTAGTAAAATGTATTATGCACCGTACAGAAGTTTTGAAGAATACCTTCGTACAGTAACAGATGAGCAGCTGGCAGATGTGAAAAACAAGCTTGCGGCGGCGATCGGGATTGAACCGCATATCATAGAAAAGGATGTAGCCCAGAAAGTGCCTGTGGAAGCTACGGGCGTTGCAATTCCAGCAGAACCGCAGAAAATGCTCGATGCGGTGCAAGAGCTGATGATCCGGGCGGAAAGAGCAGAAGCACTGCTGGAAGAGTACAGAGAGCTGTATAAAAACGTAATCGAAAAAATCTGACGTTATTAAGGAAGGATAAGAAAATGGACAAAAAGGATATTTTAGGAAAGTTGGGCATAATAGCGGCTGCGGCTTGGCTGATACTATTTATTCTGGCGTTTAGTATGGACCGCTCCAGCAGAATGGGAGATGTGTTAATACTCTCAGCCTTTGCTGGGGTGTTGCCTATGTCTACACAGATAAATCCTGCGGGACTGGGATAGGGTAACAAAAAAATAAAGCAAAAAGAAAGAAGGTGGGGAATGTGGGAACAAGGGATACATATTTTAATGGTTACGGGCTGACATACAATGAGGTAAAAAAAATAGAAGACAAGTGCAAAAACGCAAAGGGTAGGGAATTGGAACTGCTGCTTCTGGCTGCGGAAAGCGCATATGCAGAGTTGGCGCAATATCTGTTTTTTAGCCTGACATCAGGGCTGGGGTATGACAACATCTCGAAGATATGCGACATTCCTATCGGGCGGAAGGATTTTTATGGGTATCGAAGGAAAACGATATATTTATACAACAGATACATGATACTGGAAGGACATGCAATCGTGTAAAAGGGGTACGCGGATCAGGAAACGAGAATGGTAAAATAGAATAATAACTGTATGGGGGTGTGATATGAATTGTAATGCCGTCATGAAAAAGCTTCAGCGCGCCATACTGTCAACGGGGCTCGTAATCAAAATTTCTACCAGCCAGTTTTACAGCGAAGAGCAGGACAGGATGATAACGATGTGGATCTTAACAACACCTACACTTCAAAACGGGCGGAACGGATGGAGGATGAAGGACTACGAGATATTGCGAACAGCGAGCGCGATTGAGGCGGTAAAGTGTTTGGCGGACATATGGGAACAGACGAAAGGATGGGGACAGGATGATTAGAGAAATGATACCGTGGTATCTTTCCGCGTCAGGAATGATAATAGCATTCCTACTCGGGCTTATGATCGGGACGAAGAGTGACGTGATAAAAATCATATGTCAAATTGGGATTATATCGCTTTCCCTGGTGGTATTTTTTGTCTCATAAAGAAGTAGAGGACGGTGAGAGAATGCTAACACCAAAGCAAAAGGCATTTGCGGATGAATATTTGAAGAATGGCGGGAATTTATCCGATGCGGCCAGAAAAGCCAAATATTCTGATGCAGTCATTAAAAATGCAAGAAAAAATATCTTGGAAAAGCGTGGAGTTTCAGCATATATAGCAGAACGGCAGGCGGAAATCGAAAAACAAGCCGGAAGAGATATTATGTCTCTGACAGAAATTCAGGTACGTCGATCCAAAATTGCAAATGGCCTTTTGACGGATTCCTTTGGATTTGCCCCTGATTTTTCCGACCAACTTAAGGCGATGAACGACCTTGAAAAAGCGTTAGCGATAAAGGAAGAACAGGATGCAAAAGAAAAGGCAGCAGAAGCCGCCAAAAATTCAAAAGATTATCATATAGACCTTGATGTGATTGCAGATGTGTTTCACCCGATGATACGGGATGTAAGGAAAGGGAGACATTCAGAATATGTTTTGCCTGGGGGACGAGGTTCAGCCAAGTCCTCCGCGATTTCCTGCATTATACCGGAGTTAATAAAGAATAATCCGAATATGCACGCACTTGTGTTACGGAAAGTTGGGAATACTATCAAAGATTCCGTGTACGCACAAATGAAATGGGCGATTGCAAAGTTGGGATTGGAAGATAATTTTCGTTTTAAAGTATCCCCGTTTGAGATTACGCATATTCCGACCGGGCAAAAAATATATTTCCGTGGAGCTGATGACCCGTTGAAAATCAAGTCAATCAAGCCGGAATTTGGCTATATCGGTATTTTATGGATGGAAGAATTAGACCAATTTGCGGGGCCGGAGGAAGCCAGAAGCATACAGCAGTCAGCTATCCGTGGCGGAGACAAGGCATATAGATTCAAGTCATTCAACCCTCCTAGAAGTAAGAATAACTGGGCGAATAAATATACGAATGAAGCGGAAACAAAGAATGACGATGCTATGGTGGTTAGAAGCACATACCTTGATGTAGATCCAGACTGGCTAGGAGCGCAGTTTATCAGTGACGCCGAACATCTGAAGGAAGTCAATCCAGATGCGTATGATAATGAGTACATGGGGAAGGCAAACGGAAACGGCGGAAACGTCTTTGAATATCTGGAATTACGGGAAATCACAGACGAGGAAATCTCACACATGGATAGAATATATCAAGGCGTGGATTTCGGTTGGTATCCAGACGCATATGCTTTTATTCGGGCGTATTACGACAGCACAAGAGAGAAAATCTATTTTATTGACGAAAACTATGTGCATAAGACGAGCAATGAGTTGACGGCACAGTGGATAAAAGAACAGGGCTACGATGATTACCGGATCATCTGCGACAGTGCCGAGCCTAAGTCAATCAATGACTATAGAGATATGGGACTTCCGGCAACGGGGGCTGCAAAGGGACCGGGTAGCGTGGAGTATGGTTTTAAGTGGTTACAGCGGCGCACAATCGTTATTGACCGCCACCGTACACCGAATGTCTATGATGAGTTTACAAAGTATGAGTATGACAGGGATAAGGACGGGAACATCATCAGTGGATATCCAGAAGGACAGGCAGACCACACTATAGCGGCCACACGGTACGCATTTGAGCCATTATTTAACAGGCGGGGCAATACGGCATAGGTGATACAGAAATGGGAATTTTATCAGCAGTAAAAAGGTGGATAGGCATGATTTTTAAAAAGCAGGCGGAGAAAGATTTTAGGGTAAAGGATACCACGTCAGCGCGGATGATGGCAAAGGTTGTAGAGTGTGCCAACATCTACCGCGGTGCGCCATACTGGCTAGACGCAGAAAACCGAATAAAGACTATAAATTTTGCAAAGGCGGTATGCTCCGAAACGGCGCGGCTCGTCACGCTAGGAATTAAAATCCAAATTGACGGCGGCGCACGCGGGGCGTGGTTGCAGGAGCAGATTGATAAAGCCTATTATAGCATGCGTCATTGGGTAGAGTATGGCTGTGCTTATGGCACGATCATTGTAAAGCCTAATGGCGGCGGGCTTGATATGTTTACCCCTCTGGACTTTTTCGTGACGGAGCAGGACGATAACGGGAATATAACGGGCGTTGTGTTTAAAGACAGCTATGCGGCTAACGAAAAGTTTTATACACGCTTGGAGTATCATAGGTTTGTCGAGACGAGGACGGAGGCGGGCGTGATATACCCGTATGTGATATCCAACAGGGCATATGTATCAAAGAGCAGCGAATCCCTCGGCGATCCTATCCCGCTGGAGCAGACAAAGTGGGCTGATCTGCTGGAGGAAACGCCGCCGATTCTCAAGGGCGGGAACGAAAGACTTGATTCCCCCATGTACGGAGTGTTCCGCACCCCTGCTGCAAACAACATAGATCTTTCCTCTCCGCTGGGAATGCCGATATACGCAGAAGCCATCGAAGAAATGAAAGACCTGGACATCGCATACAGCCGGAACGCCGGTGAGATATATGACAGCGAGAAGATCATCCTTGCAGATGACAGGCTGATGTTTGACAGCGGGACGAACCTTAACGGGCGCATCCCAGACGTTAAGCTGCCGCATTATGTGAAAAACGTGTTCGGCAACAGCCCGGAAGAGTTTTACCAGGAGATTTCACCGCAGCTTAACACAGCCACACGCCTTGACGGAATCAATGCTCTCCTGTCCCAGATAGGGTATAAATGCGGGTTCTCTAACGGCTATTTTGTTTTTAACGAAGCGAGCGGCATCCAGACAGCGACAGGCGTGGAAGCGGAACAGCAGCGAACCATCCAGTTTATTAAGGACGTGCGGGACAAACTGGAAAGTTGTCTGAATGATGCTATATATGCCATGTCGGTGTATGCGGATTTATACGCGCTTGCCCCTGTCGGAGTTTATGAAGTGGTATACGACTTCGGGGACATCACTTACAACCGCGAAGAGGACAGAGCGCGATGGTGGAGCTATGTTGTGCAGGGCAAGGTGCCCGCGTGGAGGTATTTTGTCAAATTCGAGGGCATGATAGAGGACGATGCGAAGGCAATGGTGAAGGAAGCGCAGCCAAAGGAAACGGGGCTGTTCGGGGAGGAATAAGCATGGATTTTGCGATTGTAGGACAGGGGATCGGAGACATCGGACGCGTTGAGAATCGCTGGAATGAACTCTTTGATTCTTTATATTTCTTCGGACTGCGGCAGCCTTCAAGGGCAAGGTCAAGGCGATGATAACCAGAACCCCCATGAATGCTACTTCCTACGAACCCTACAAGCCCGTCCAGAAGCTCATCGTTCCAACACCCAACGGTCTGCCCGGGATCCCCGTATCCTCCGGCGGCAATTATACGGACGAGAAAGGTCAGCAGTGGGTAGCGGACGAGATTGACCTTGCGAAGGGCGAGAGGGTGCAGCGGATTAGCAAAACTGTGGTGGATGGGGAAAAGGTGAAGTTTGTTGCTAGTTCAAATTCTGTTTATTGGAATCTGCCATTCAAAACATCACCGGGAATCATCTCGGGATCCCCATGTACATCAAGGTATTTTGCGGATGGAAAATTTTGGGCAAATAATTCGTATGATTTCGTTTGGACAACATCGGGAAAAATGAAACCGTATTTTGACACATCAGAGGAATTAAACGCTTTCTGCGTGCAGAAAAATTCCGAAGGAAATCCGCTTACAATCTACTATTGCATAGAAACTCCAATCCGCACACCGCTCTCGCCAGAAACAATCGCCGCTTATAAGGCATTGCGAACCTACAGCCCAACAACGACCGTGATAAACGATGCTGGCGCAGGGATGAGCGTGGGGTACGCAAAGATGAAATAAGGGTACGCCATAAAATGCGGGAGGTGGTAGAATGGAACTGGATACGAAAGTTGGGGACGTGGAGATTAAGCTCGATACGTCCCGCATAGACGATAATCTGCTGGAAGCCCAGAAGCTTTTGAATATGCAGGTAGTGGCGGACAGCGCCCCCTTCGTTCCATTCCGGCAGGGTGCACTAAGAAACAGTGTAAGATATCCAGACGGGGTATACGGCGGCATCGTTGAGTATGACACGCCATATGCTCATTATTTGTACAAGGGCGTTGTGTACGGTCCGAATATCCCGCTTAAAGACGCAGAGGGGAACATCATAGGGTGGACATCCCCTCCCAGCAAAAGCCCGACGCAGAGACGGATTAAATATCACGAGCCGGGAACAACGTCTGAATGGTTCGAGGAAGCCAAAAGGCGGCATAAAGACGACTGGCTGAATCTTGTGAGAAAAACGGTGGGGAAAGAGTGATGCTGAGACCAGAGTATTTTGAAGGGAAAGCTGACCGGATATTAGAACTCTATGAACGGCTGGAAAACTTTATCCTGCGGGATATCGCCAGAAGGATTTTAAAATCCGGGAAAATCACAGCCACGGCGGACAGGTTGCTGTACAGGCTGGAGCAGTTGGGGGAAAGCCGGGATGAGATACAGCGGCGTATCATGGAACTGACAGACCTGAGCGAAAAAGAACTGCGGAAGCTCCTGCGTGGTGCCGTGCTGACATCGTGGGAAGATGATGCGGTTACACTGTCAGAAATGGGTATCGCGGCGCAGTCTCCGCTTGAAAATGCACGATATATGGCTGTTATTGAAGCAGAGTACATAAAAAGCCGGGCGGAGTTGAAGAACCTCACAAGGACGACGCTGGAACAAAGCCAAAAAGACCTTGTGTCGCTGCTCGACGAAGCCGATGTAAGGGTAGCAAGCGGAGTGCAAAGCTATCCCGCAGCCATAGCGGATGTGCTGGATGCGTATGCGGGACGCGGCGTTATGGTGGATTACCCGACAGGGACGCGAAGGACGCTGGAATCGGCAGTACGATGCTGTGTAGTAACGTCAATGAACCAGACGGCGGCGCAGCTGACAAATAGGTATATCGTGGACAGCGGAACAGAGTATGTGTTGACCTCGGCGCACCTCGGGGCAAGAGTAAGGCGCGACGGGCAGCCCTTGCTTGCAGGTCATGACGAATGGCAGGGACGGGTGTTTAAAATTGACGGAAGCGAGCCGGGATATCCGAACCTACTGGAATCGACTGGGTATGACATTGATCTAACCACGGGAGAAGGCAGGGTTGTGGATATGAGAGGGCTGCATGGCTATAACTGTCGTCACGGGCATATGCTGTTTGACAAGCGGATGAGGAATCCGTGGAGGGACGCAGAAGGGAATCTGCTGGATGGAAGCGGGAATAAAATTACAGACGCTGAGAATCTAAAACGGTATGAGGACAGTCAGAAGCAGCGAGCTATGGAGCGCGGAATCCGAAAGACGAAACGGCAGTTGATAGTAAAACAGGAAGAGCTTGCATGGGCGTCCGGCGCGGAACGGGAAAAGCTCCAGCAGAAATATGATAAGCTGGCTTACCGATTGCAGGGACAGAACAGGGCTTATAACCAGTATTGCGAAGAACATGGATTACAGCCGCAGTATGATCGGAATGCATTAGCGGGATTTGGATACCCGCAGCAAAAGGCAGCAAATAAAGGGGCAAAAAGATATGCGGAGAACGAACCGATTTGAATATTACAATCCAAACCCCTCGAAATGGCAAAGAGTAGGGGATTGCACTGTGCGCGCATTGTGCAAGGCTTTAGGGCAAGATTGGGATACAGTTTATGTAGGTTTGTCCGTGTATGGTTTTTCGTTGTCTGACATGCCAAGTGCTAATAGAGTCTGGGGCGCGTATCTGCGCGAGAACGGATTCCGCCGGTATATCGTAGACGACCACGGACAGCATGTTTACACGGTAGATGATTTTTGCCGAGACCATCCAGCAGGGACGTATGTGCTCGGGATAGACGGCCATGTGGTGTGCGTCAAAGATGGACATTACTGGGACACATGGGACAGCGGTCAGGAGATACCGATATACTACTGGGAGCAATAAGGAGATAGGCACTATGGAAACGATACAGGCTATTCTTGCTGTGTGCGGCGGCATTTCGGTGATAGGGGGCGCTGTGGCTGTGATACATAAATGGATATCCCCCGCGATTAAGCTCACCACGCGGGTAAAAGTCCTTGAAGAGCATGACAAGCGAGACTTTGAAACGATGCATGAGATTAGGGAGCGGGACAGCCTAATCATGGAGACATTGGTAACGATGCTTAACAGCCAGATATCAGGGAACAATGTTGAGCAGTTAAAAGAAACGAGGGGAAAGCTTATATCTTATCTGGCGCGGACGCAATAAGGGGAGTAATCTTGAAGGTATACGATTTTACAGTGTTTGAATTGGATTTTTTTCGCAAATACTGCAATTTTACACCTGAGGAACGGCGGCTTTTTGAATTACGGGCGCAGAATATTCCGCTGGAAAGATGTGCGGAGATGATGAACGTGAGTGTGTCCACCGTGAAAAGAATGAGCCAGCGAATAAACAAAAAGATAATACGGGTATGTTGATTTGATACTTTTGTAAGCCTTTGATGGACTGTCAGAGGCTTATTTTTTATGCCATAATTTAGCTATAGAAAGTCATTGAATTAGTCATAGGAGGCGCAGGCATGGCATTACCATATCAAGGATACGGCTATAACCCGTATCAGTATGGACAAGTAAATCCGCTACAGCCGCAGATGGACAGGCTGGCGCAGATGCAGGCTCAGTATCAGCAGCCACAGCAGATGCAGCAGGTAAATCAGGGGATCCTGTGGGTGCAGGGCGAGGCTGGAGCTAAATCTTATCTTGTCGCTCCAAATACAAGCGTCCTTTTGATGGACTCCGAAAACTCTAATTTTTATATAAAGACTACCGATGCCGCCGGGATGCCGACGCTCCGCACCTTTGCTTACAAAGAGGTCACGGTGGGCGCGAAAGAGCCACAGAAACAGGCGGAAGTGAACTTAGACGATAAATACGTTACTCGGAAAGAATACGACGATTTGAGAAGCAAATATGAAGAATTATATAGTTATCTCGAAACGGCAACAAAGCCGGAAGGAGGCAGACATGGCGAATCCCTTGTTTGAGGCCCTGAATGGTAATAGAATGGCCGGAATGCTGGAACAGTTCCAGCAATTCCGAAAAGAGATGGAGGGCAGAAATCCGAATGAAGAGATTAACAGGCTGTTGCAGTCTGGCAAAATAAACCAGCAACAGTTAAATCAAGCCCAGCAGATGGCGCAGCAGATGCAGGGTATGTTTAAAGGCTTTTTTAAATAGTACACAACCGGGTGCACACGGTTTTGTAAATACATTATCGAAGGAGATAATTACTATGACAGACGGTTTAACCGCTTCTGATGTTGCCGTATTAACCGGCGGCACAGGAAAAAATGACGGCTTCGGCGGAGATTGGGGTGCATGGATTATCCTTTTCCTGATTTTCGGTATGTTTGGCTGGGGCGGCTTCGGCGGCTGGGGCGGAAATGGTGGAGGAGCAAATTCTCCTGCATTTCAGGGTTATGCAACCCGTGCCGATATCGACGCAGCGCTTTCCACGCAGGGAATCGAAAACGGGATCCAGAACCTTTCCGGCCAGCTTTGCAACGGCTTTGCTGGCGTAAACGCCAACCTGTCGAACCTGGGCTATCAGACGCAGCAGTGCTGCTGCAATGTCCGCGAGGCCATTGCTGGCGTAAACTACAACATGGCAGCCCAGACAAACATCCTCCAGAATACCGTAAACAACGGATTCCGCGATGTAATTGACGCGCAGAACGCCGGAACACAGCGCATCATCGACCTGTTTACGCAGGACAAGATACAGTCTCTGCAGACCGAGTTACAGTCCGCACAGCTCCAGCTGTCTAACAACGCACAGACAAACAGCATCTTAAATGCTTTGAGACCTACACCCGTTCCGTCTTATCCGGTAATGTCCCCGTACACGTCCATCGTCAACCCGACAGGCTTTAGCTTTGGCGCCGGATGTGGCTACGGAGGCAACACGGGATGCGGATGTTAAAACTTCAGACGGAGTATCTTCGTGGCATTTTGCCATGATGTTCGGCTGATGCCGTTATTCACAAAAAGGGGCAGGCTGAGAACGTCTGCCCCTTTTGAAATGAAGGGAGAATAAAATGATTGAGTTAGTAAACACAACGCCGGTCACGGTCCCCGTAGGGCAGTCTATCCCGTTTTCGGCAGTGGCAACAAAGGGCGGATGCGCAGAAAGACACAGGGCTGGAAGCGCGCAGATAACGCTTGTAAAGCCCGGTAGATATCTGATTACATTTTCCGGAAACGTCGCAGTACCGACTGGGGAAACGGTAGGAGAAGTGGCGCTGGGAATTGCCAGAGATGGGGAAATCCTCGGCGGCACGGTGATGCGTGCCACCCCTGCGGCAGTAGAGCAGTATTTTAACGCATCGTCCCAGACATACGTCGATGTGTTCTGTGGATGCTGTGAAAACGTTTCCATCAAAAACGCAGGGACAATTCCTGTGTTAGTAGACAATCCGAACATAGCAGCTGTTCGGGTTTGCGGTTAAGGAGGGCAGACCATGAGTTACAAATTGATGCAGAATATCCGGGAAGAGCTGGATAAAATCGCGGAAAAAGGTCTGAACACAGGCAATCTTGAGACCGCATACAAATTGATAGACATGTTGAAAGACATGGAAAATGTGGAATACTGGAAGTGCAAAGAGGGTTATTATAACGCCGTCCTTGACGAAATGGAAGGCGGATATAGCCAGAATGGAGAGTACAGCGAGAGGCGGAAACGCGACAGCCGTGGGAGATACAGCAGGGATGATGGAATGAGCATGACGGCCTATGACGATGGATCCTCCTATGCGCGACGTGGGGAGCACTATGTAAAGGGTCACTATAGCCGTGGAAACGGAAACAATGACCCTTATGATGATTACATGGAAAACAAGCAGTCTTATCGCAACGGCAAGTCTGAGGATTGCAAGCGGCGTATGCTGGCTGCTCTGGAAGAGCATATGGATGCACTGACGGAAGAGCTGGGAGATCTGTCAAAGGATGCAGACTGCCGAGAAGAGCGGGAGACTATTTCGCGGTACATCGAAAAATTACGAAAGATGATGTGAGTAAAGGCGGCGGGTAAACCTGCCGCTTTTGCTTTAAACATGGGTACGCCATAGTTTTTTTTATTTGGTAAAATGTATTAAAGGCTATGGAAAGGAATGATCGTCATGGATATCAAAAGGGTATACTGTCCTGTCTGTAATAATAAAACGCGGTCAGCATTCCGCAAGGATACGACAGCGCATAATCTTCCGGTGTTTTGCCCGAAATGTAAAACGACCAGCCTCGTGAATATTGAAAACGGAAAGGCAGAGCCTATCGTCCGTTAAGTGCCAGACGCCAGACGCAGAGCCAGTGATTTGTAAGGATTTCTTACAGATTGCTGGCTCTTTTTTGTATTTGTATTTCCTCCTTTACAGCACACAGCCTTGCGGGAAGGTTGAAAATGCGGTTCGACTCCGTCTGTGTGCAATCCTGTAAATCGTAATTGCAGGAAAATCCATCCCATCTTTCTTTGTTTTTGCCACCGTGCATGGAAGCAGCCGGGTTCAAGCCCCGGCGCACGGTATAGGTGCATTGTTTAGACAGCGCCGATCATTACGCTTTTCGCCCGGTTCGCTACCCCGGGCGCTTTGTGGGATAGCTCAGGAGGTAGAGCAGCGGCCTTATAAGCCGTGTGTCATGGGTTCAATTCCCCTTCCCACAACTACCCCGCCCGTGGTTTATCGGGCTTAATCCATACCGCTGACGGGCGGTTAATCAATCACGTTTAGGAGGATAAAGATGCAGAATATTGAAGCAATTTTGACAGAACTGGGAATTGAGGTCTCGGCGGACAAAAAGGAAAGCCTTACGAAAAAGGTGGCGGAAAATTACGTCACGAAAGCTGAACATGAAAAGAAGCTGGGAAAGGCTGAGACTGACCGGGACACGTGGAAAGGAAAAGCTGAGACGGCAGAAAGCACCCTGAAAGGCTTCGAGGGCGTTGACCTTGAAACAATGCAGAAGGATTTGGCTGATTGGAAGAAAAAGGCCGAGGATGCCGAGAAAAACGCACAGGCGCAGCTGTATGAGAGAGATTTTACGGACGCTCTGAAAACGGAGTTTGAAGGAATTAAATTCTCGAGCGAAGCGGCAAAGCGCGCAATTATGGCAGAAGTCAAGGAGGCCGGATTAAAACTGAAAGACGGGAAAATCCTCGGACTGAATGACCTCATAACCCAGATGAAGGAAAAGGACGCTTCGGCATTTGTTGACGATGAGCAGCAGAAAGCACAGCAGAATCAGGCACGCTTTACACAGCCGACAAACAAGCAGGGGCAGGGCGGCGCGCTGACGAAAGACCAGATTATGAGCATCAAGGATGCTTCTGAGCGTCAGGCTGCAATTGCTGCGAACATGAGTTTATTTAATTAAAGCAGGAGGGCTAATATGCCAGCAAAAGCAAATTTGATTAAAACAGCGGATGTCCAGGTAACCGCAAGAGAGCTGGATTTTGTAACCAGATTCGAGCGCAACTGGCAGCATCTGCGGGACATCTTGGGGATCATGCGCCCCATAAAGAAGCAGCCCGGCGCAGTGCTGAAAAGTAAATATGCGGAGGGGACGCTCGAGGATGGTGCAGTAGGCGAAGGCGAGGATATCCCGTATAGCAAATTTACCGTAAAGGAAAAGAAGTATCAGGAAATGACCATCGAGAAGTACGCGAAGGCCGTTTCGATTGAAGCAATCAAAGACCACGGTTATGACAACGCTGTCCAGATGACTGACGACGAGTTCCTCTATCAGCTTCAGGCGGGCGTGACAAAGAAGTTTTACGACTATCTGAAAACCGGAACGCTCACGTCCGAGGAAACAACCTTCCAGATGGCACTTGCGATGGCAAAGGGCAAGGTTGAGAACAAGTTTAAGCAGATGCACCGGAACATCACCGGGGTTGTCGGTTTTGTGAACATCCTTGACGTGTACAAGTATCTCGGAGCAGCGAACATCACCATCCAGAATCAGTTCGGCTTCCAGTACCTGAAGGATTTTATGGGGTTCAATACAATTTTCCTCCTTTCTGACAGCGAGATCCCGGCTGATACGGTAATCGCTACACCGGTGGAAAACATCGTGATGTATTACATCGACCCCAACGACAGCGACTTCGCGAAGGCAGGACTTGTGTACACGACCAGCGGAGAAACGAATCTGATCGGTTTCCACACACAGGGCAACTACAACACCGCCGTGTCTGAGGCGTTTGCGATCACCGGCCTTGTGCTGTTTGCGGAATACCTGGATGGTATCGCGAAAATCACCGTAAATGCGGGGGGTTGATGGCCGCCAGTACACCCCTGAATACTGACGGCGAACCGCTTTCCGGGGAAACAAGACGGAAGAGTAGGAGATAAGGAGGCCGACGGGATGGCATACACGACATTTACATTTTATGAACAGATCTACCACGGGAATGTCGTCCCGGCGGAGGACTTTGATCGTATCGCAGACCGCGCCAGTGACTTTCTGGACGTGATAACCTTTGACCGATTGGCTGACGGCTTACCGTCTGATGAAAGGGCGGCGACAAAGGTACAGAAGGCCGTGTGTGCGGTCTGTGATAAGTTATATCAACTGGAGCTGGCAGATAAACAGGCGCTATCTGCCGCTGCTGGGGGGACATCTTCCGGCGGGGCTGGCGGTGTTACTTCGGGAGTAATTACTTCCAAGTCTGCCGGTTCTGAATCAATTTCCTACGCTTCCCCGTCCGAAATGGCAAACGGCGCAAAGGCATGGAGCGCGGTCTACCAGGCGGCCGGGGATGCACAGGAGACAAACAAGCTTCTGGCAGATGCGGCAATGCTTTATCTGGCAGGAGTGAAAAATGATGATGGCGTACCGTTGTTGTACGCAGGAATAAGGTAGAAATGGGTAACAATAAATTTTTAGCTTTATGCAAAAAGATTGTGGTTAAACAGGAGGATTAACTCATGGACATTACGACATTAGGAACTTGTGTGGCCATCGTGGCTATCTGCTATGTTATCGGTCTGGGCTGTAAGGCGGCGCAGAAAATCCCGGATGAGTGGATTCCGGTCATTATGGCGGTATGCGGAGGCCTTCTGGGTGCGCTGGGAATGAACATCATGCCGGACTTCCCGGCGACGGACTATATCAATGCTGCGGCGGTGGGCATGGTGTCCGGGCTGGCGGCCACAGGAGTAAACCAGGTATACAAGCAGGCAAAGAAAGCGTGATTTTATGGGCGGACGTGGCGGAAGTAGTGGGTTAAGTAACGAGAAGCCGGTTTCTAAGCTTATTGCGAAGGTGTACTTTAATTCTTCAAAGAAAAGCGACGCTTTAAGAGGGAGCGGAACTGTTAAAAAAGACAGTAAACTCGAGAAGGTCATTAATTCAGAAAACACTAGCTACTTTAAGTCAATCAAGACAAAGAGCGAAGCAGTAAAGACAATGAATTATATAAATGACAGATTAAGTGAGAGTAAAAGGAAAATCGCAAAACTTGGAAGTGCAGAGGCGTTATTTAAAAATCAAAGGCTTGCTATAGAGCATCGAAAATTAGTCAATGCCAGTACAGCCATGAGAGATGAAATGCACAAATTTTCAAAGGCATCTGAAAAAGGCGATACAAGTGCTTTGCACGATACAAGCCGTACTACCACCACTTATGACAGAGCCAGAAAGCGCAGAATGAAAAACTTTGATTCATGGTTCTTTGGAAGCGGAAAGAAGTAATCTATGGCAAACCGAGAGACAAGTATAGCTTACGAAAATCTGAACCGCCGCATCTTCTCTGGCGTCGGCGAATACGGTATACCACAGATAAAACCTGAGACATTCGAGGGTAACTGCGAATTTGTCGGTTTTAATTATGCCAGAGGAAAATGCAATAATCCAGAAGAGAAAGCTGTTCATTTCTTCTTAGATGATTACCAATTTGACGCACTATGGAGAAATCCAGACAGGTACGTGGACAAACTGAGCAAATTCCGGTACATTCTGACACCGGATTTCAGCACCTACACCGATTTTCCGAAAGCTATCCAGATATACAACCATTATCGCAAGCACTGGATAGGTGCATATCTGCAAGAATATGGTTGCCGTGTGATTCCAACAATCTCATGGAGCACACCGGATTCTTATGACTGGTGTTTCGATGGGGAGCCAGAGGGTGGAACGGTGGCGGTATCTTCTGTTGGCTGCATGAACAGCAAGGAAAAAAAGGCGCTGTTTTTGGCAGGGTATGAAGAAATGGTGAGGCGGTTGCAGCCGGAGACGATCATCTTTTACGGTTCTGTGCCAGAGGAATGCATGGGAAATATCGTGAGAATCCGGGCGTTTACGGATAAATTTAACGAAGCTCTTTGTGAAATGAGGGATACCGATGAATGATGCGATAGTGACAATATTCAATTTTTACGAATCCAGCACTGCCGCCATCTGGTATCCCCATGTGCTTTCCGGCGTGCATCTTGAGACTGATCGGGGGCAGATCATGAAACTGTACGGGACAGACAGCACAGATAATGCACAGTTACATATCCCGTTCGGGGTTAAGGACGGGAGAAAAATTGTTGTTGATACCGTCGGAAAAGAATTGCCGTGGCTTCCGCCGAAGGAATGGAACAGACAGGTCAACGATTTGTTGCCCGACAGCATTACATTTAATCCGTCTACAGATTTTTTTATGGTAGGAGCATGGGACGGGGACAGTCCTGTGAACGATGCAGATTATACGGACAGGCGATATGAAGGGTTTTACGCGTTTATGAATACCGAAAAGGATTTTGTTTATCTTATATCGTCAGTGGGCGGACCATATGCGATAATTCCGCATTTTGAAATCTTAGGGAAGTAGGTGGAGGAAAATGGCTGAACCTATCGGGAATGATGCTACCGGCTATGATGTTTTGACGGCGGCAATGAAGTCGCTGCTTAACCAGTTTCCGGGGCTGTATCCGGATGAAGTAATTAAATTCGAAGAGCTCGGGTCTGAGGATGGCATTGCGTTTTCCAATGATTCCGGGGCGCTGGTGTATACAGAAAAAGAAGATATACTCGGGCGGATATATCAGGAATGCCGGTATCCCTGCTTTGTAGTATACCGTTCGACCACGGGAGCAAGGGAACGACAGAAAATTACTATTCTGGAATTCCTGGATACGCTGGGTCGCTGGCTTTGCCACGAACCCTCCGGGATTGAAGGGAAAGAGTACGAAAAAGCGATATACCCAGATCTGACCGCAGGGCGGAGGGTTGAGCGGGTAACACGCGGGAACGCATATGGGACACAGCCGCAGGAGAATGGCGTGCAGGACTGGGTTCTACCGGTTACGGTTTTTTATAAAAATGTTATCGAGCCTGAAATTTAAGAAAGGAAAAAAGCAATGAAAAGACATTTGTTGAGACATTTTGTCGATGTAAAAATGGACACGACCTCTGATGGGACAGCGGCAGACTACCGGCTTCTGGGAACGGGTATTACCTCTTTAACGGAGGAAATGAACCCCGAGACGGAGACGGTACAGTACATCAATCAGGAAAACGGATCTACGGACCTTAAATCCTATACGCCGTCCATCGAAGTTGAAAGGCAGAACGTAGACGAAGAGGATCAGGATCTTACAGACTGGTTTAACAAGATGATAGACACGCTGCCCGTCGGAGCTGATGCCATAACATCCTATGTCCGCGTGAGAGTTTCCGGCGCTGGACCTGAATATCCGGCAGTCCGCCGTCGCTGCGTTGTGAGTGTAGGTGGCACAGGTGGCGATGCAGGGTCAAACGTGACAGATACACTGACTCTGGGCGGCAGAGGTGATGGAGAAGCCGGAACGTTTAACGTATCCACAAGAAAATTCACGGCGACGCCCGCGTCTGACAGGGCTTTAACGGAGTAAGGAGGACAAGATGGGAGCAGCAAGCTTACGAGTAGACAGTGGCGTCAAACGAATTGAGGTAAACGATAACGGCGATTATATTGCGGTCAACATCTCTGACAACAGTTTTTTTAAGCGTTTTGACGATTTTGTGGCATGGCTGAATGCAAAAAACGAGGAAGCCGATAGGATTGCTAATGATTCTTCCGGTGATTTCACGGAACGCTTCGGAGCGTATGACGCTTTATGTAAGGAGGCCTGCGCTGAGTTGGATTCTCTGTTTGGGAGCGGGTGTTGCAAAAAGGTGTTCCCTGACGTGGAATCCCCGGGAATGGAGCTTATCGCGGACTTTTTAGACCAGATCATACCGATTCTTCAGGGCTTCGCCACTGAACGAAATCAGAAAATCACAAGCAAATACAGCCCGAACAGGAAAGGGGCGCGAAGCAATTAAATGTGGAATGTGCTGCTTGATAAATTCCCAACAGAATATGAGGGTTTCCGCATAGACGAAGCCTTCCAGACAGGGATCCAGATTTCACAGGCTTTGCAAGATCCGAACCTGTCAGACGATGAAAGGTTGGCTGTAGCGCTGGGGCTGCTGTATCCGTCAGAGGATGGGGACGGCAGCCCTTCTTCTTTACCCGATTTAAAAACTGCCGTGGATGGCCTTAGGTGGTTTCTGAGCGGGTGGTATACCGACAACCGCCCGAAGGATGAGGACAAAGTTCCGGTAACAGATTTTGACATAGACCAGTGGCGCATCTATTCAGCATTTCTGGAGAAGTACGGAATCGACCTGAACCGGTCTGACATGCACTACTGGGCGTTCATGGGACTGCTGTCCACGCTCGGTGAATGCGCATACACGAATGTCATAGCCATCCGGCAGCAGAAAATAGACCCTAAGATGGACACGCGTGCAAAACAGGCATTGCAGGAGCAGAAACAAATATTTGCAATAGAGCGGGAAGAGGAACTGACAGAAGAGGAACAGGAAGACGTTGACGCTTTTATGAAATGGATCAAGGTAGGAGGCTGATATGCCGAAATATGACGGTTCGATACGGATAAACACAAAAATTGAAACAAAAGATTTAAACAGCCAGATGATGCGCGTGTCTAATGCCATAAAAAAAGACAGCGCGGCTTTAGATTCTCTCAATCGCAAAATGGAAGAATTTTCGCAAAAGAAAATCCCGACAGAAAAATTTGCAGAATTACAAAGAGAGTTAGAAAAGGCAGAATCCGAGTATTCAAAACTGCAGGCCCGTATGTCACAAAAGGGGGCGGCAACGTCTGAGTATAAAGCTTTACAGAAAGACCTCGTTGCGGCGCAAGGAGAGCTGTCTAAGCTTGTAGCACGTCAGACAGACTGGGAAAACATGGGGGTACCTCAAACCGGCGGCGCATGGGACGTACTAAATGAACAGGTTGCAGCCGCATCCGACCGTGTAGATGATCTGAAAGAAAAGCTTCAGCAGATGGAGAACAGTGGAAAGGCGTATACCCCGAAGGTGGACAAGGCCCAACTGGATGAAGCAGCTCAAAAAGTAGATGAAATCAAGGCAAAAATAAACGCGGAGAAAGCATCCGGCGCTGCGTTTGTATCCCCGAAAGACACGGAAGAGTTTCAAAAAATGTCTGCAAAAGCGTCTCAGCTTGCCGGAAACATAGATGTTTCAAAGCGCAGGATGGCAGAACTTAACGCGAAGCAGAAGCCCATCAAAAAAGAATTTGACCGGATGAAGAATTCTGCCGATAAAGCATTTAAAACAGCCTCGTCCGGCGCGAAAAAAATCGCGGGGCTGTTCAGCGCCCTTGCGTCAAGGCTAAAAGGAATCGCATTCTCATCAAAGAAAAGTGCAGGGATGTTCAGCACATTTGCGTCAAGGCTGAAAGGTATCGCGTTATCGCTTTTGGTATTTAACTGGATAACAAAAGCATTTAATGCGATGGTGTCCGGAATGCAAAAGGGATTCTCAAACCTTGCAAAATATTCTGAGCCGTTGGCAAATTCATTTCAGACGCTAAAAAATTCCCTGGTTACGCTTGGAAATGCGCTTGCAGCTGCCTTTGCACCGATTGTCCAGATAGCAATTCCGTATCTAAATGCGCTTATAAACGGGATAACGCGGGCGATAACATACGTGGCGCAGCTTATTGCCATCCTCGGCGGGAAAAGCACATTCATCCGAGCGAAAAAGATACAGGATTCCTATAACGATTCCCTGAATGGAACAGCAGAGGCGGCAAAAAAGGCGGCCGGAGCTTTGGCAAAATTTGATGACCTGGATGTGCTGCAAAAGCAGGACAATTCCGGCGGCGGTGGAGGTGCGGGTGCTGATGGAGGATTTGAAGAAGTACCAATAGATAATAAATGGTTGAAAATAGCCGATTGGTTAAAAGAAATGTGGGAAAACAGTGACTTCTATGAGCTTGGTAAGTTCTTGGGGGAAAAGCTGAAAGAAGCTCTGGATAATATCCCGTGGGATGATATCAAAGAATCTGCTCGGAGAATTGCTCACAGTATAGCAACCTTTATCAACGGATTTATTGAGGTTGAAGGTCTTGGATACTCGATTGGTACAACGCTTGCACAGGCTATCAACACCGCATTTGAGTTCTTGAATGAATTTGTGCATACAATTCACTGGGATTCGATAGGTGCTTTTATTGCAGATACCTTGAATGGTTTTTTTGAAAGCATTGATTGGGATGTTATTTATGACACCTTTGTGACAGGAGCTAAAGGGCTGGCAGATGCGATCAATTCGTTTACAGATTGGTTTAACTGGGACAATGTTTCAAATACAATATCTAATTTAGTCAATACGTTTGTCGATACCGTGTACACATTTTTTTCAACCGCAGACTGGGAGGCTATTGGGGCCAATATAGGTCAACAGATTTCCAAAACTGTAAAAAATATTGACTGGAAAGCGGCAGGCGAGGCGTTTTCAAAAGTAGCTACATCTATTCTCGAAATGATAAAGGCGGGATTGGAAGAAATCGAATGGGATGAAGTTGGTATTGCAATCCGCGACTTTTTGGTAGGAATTGATTGGGCAACGCTTTTGAAGGATGTGGGCGACATCATTTCAGAGACACTGAACGGCTTGATTCATACAGCATATGCAGCTCTTGGCGGAAATGATGAAGAGTTTACAAAATGGCAGGAAAACAATCGAAAAGCTCGTGATGAAGCTGGAAAGACTTATGAGGAATTAGGGACAAAGGCAGAAGAATACTTGACCCGTCAGAGGAAAATAACAGATCCGTCAACATGGGATATTACTATAGTAGCTAGAAAAATGGCTCAAATTGCATCTGAAGCATTTGACGGTATGATGGAATCCCTTTCTAATTTCTGTGAAGCTGCTGGCACATTCTTGGGCGAAAAATTTACAGAAATCACAGAAAATGCCTCGTTAAAGTGGAGCGAGTTTAAGATATGGTGGGATGAGTTTTGGACAGAAATTTTGGAAAATATATTGCCGGTGTGGGAAAATATCAAATTATTTTTCGCGGAAACCTGGGAATCCATCAAAGAGACTGCAGGGGTAATTTGGACACCGATCAAAGAATTTTTCCTTGAAATCTGGGGAGAAATCCGTGATAAAGCGGTGGAGATTTGGGAAAAAGTAAGAAGCACATTTGAAGAAAAGATGAACAAAGTCAAGGAAAAATCGACGGAGATTATCAAGAAATTTGATGACTTCAAAACGAGTGTAAAAACAGTTTTTGAAGCTGTGAAATCCAAAGTCGAAGAAACTATCAAGCCGGTTATTGATTTGATTCAGAATTTTACAGATAAAATTCGTGCTGCAATCTCGGCGGTTAAAGACTTTTTTGCAAGTGGATTTGAAAAAGTGGGGGAGATATTCGGCGGAATATTTACTGGTGGAGGATCATCGCATAAGCGAACAATGTCCACGCAGCCGTATGCCATAAGCGAAAGCTTTGCATCTCGTACCCTGCGAGATATCCCGGCGCTTGCATCTGGCTCGGTAATCCGTGGTGGCAACCCGTTCTTGGCGATTCTGGGCGACCAGCGGGCAGGGCAGACCAACATCGAAGCGCCGATAGGAACAATCAAACAAGCTGTAGCTGAGGTTATGGCAGAGAGCGGCGGCGGATTTAGAACGGCAAGGATCGTCTTGCAGGTAAACGGGGTAGATCTGGCGCAAGCTACACTGCAGGATTTCTTATCGGAAGCAAGCAGGCAAGGATATGATCTGGAGGTGATCGGAGGATGATTTTTACACGCGGCATATACATAGATGGGGAGTATTTTAACATCCCCATCGTGTCCATAAAAAGAAACGCGGATTTCCTCGACAAATTCGCCGAAAGGGTTGAAACAGGAGAGCTCCAGCGTGAATTGATAGGCGTGTATTTTAACTACACAATGTCGGTCGGGAAGAGCAGCTCGTTCCCGGATGGCGTATATAAACGTTTCTGGGATAAGGTTACAGAGCCCGTCCCATTCCATATTATTTCGCTGCCGTCAGATCCTGGTTATTACGAATACACAGCTTATATATCCAGCGTCTCTGATGAATACGAGAAGATAACACAGGATAGCGCTGATTATAAAGGGTTTACCTGCAAGTTTACGGCGAAAGAACCGGCAAGGAGACCATGATGAAAACAGAATCTTATGTCGAATACAATCTGTATGACACGACTGCTCTGCCTGATGCAAAAGAAAGCACAGAGAGCAATGCTGCTTTTGGGGATATGGGGCTGTTTAAGTCAAAAGGCAGCCCACCAAAATACGCTACACTGGAACATAATTTTTTCGTGTTGGATGGGAGTCTTAGCGAAATGCCAGACACGCCGACGGACATCCCATTTTTTTCGGATGTGCAAGCGGGCGCAGATGGAATTTTCACAAAACAGCCTGTAATCAGAATAGATTTTACCGAAAATCATACCTCTATCGGGCTGACTTTTCATTTTTCGGAAACATTCCCGCTGGAGATGGAAGTGACATGGTACGACCTCGGCGGTACATATAAATCGCAAAAACGTTTCTTTCCGGACAAACTGAATTATTTTGCCGAAAACCAGGTGGAGGAATACGGACGCATTGAAATCCGATTTGTACGTGCCCTACCGTGGCACAATGTAAAGTTAAACTATCTCGAGTATGGCACAACGTTTATCTGGGGTCCGGATGTCATAAAAAGCGCGAAGCTCGTAAATGACACAGATCCTATCAGTAACCAAATCAAGACGGACAAGATTACGTTTGACTTTGTTGACCCTGATGATGATTTTAATATTGGCAAAATCGACGGGTTGCACAAAACATTGCAGAAAAAGCAGAGAATGTTACCCTATGAAATCGTTGACGGCGTGAAGATGCCGCTGGGCGTGTTTTTCATGGAATCTAACAGTACCACCAAAAATGTCACCCAAATATCGGCGATCGACTACAAAGGGATGCTTGCTAATGTGGATTTTAAAGACGGGCGGATATACGCCGGAGAAACGGCGGGAAGTGTGATCGAAGAGATTATGACAGCGGCAGGGATTGAAGATTATACGGTTGAGGAAGAGGTGGCGCAAACGCCGCTGTATGGCACGCTTAAAATCCAGACCTGTCAAAAAGCTCTGCGTGAGGTATTGTTCGCTTGCGCTGCGATTATGAACACATCCCGCCGGTCTGGAATCGAAATACGAAAATCGACCAGAAAAATATCGACAACGATTCCGCGCAGCCGGAAATTTTCCACGACGTTAAAGGCAGATCCTTATGTGTCAGACGTAAGCGTAAAATATAAAACGTGGGTGTTGGACGCGGCGGAAAGCGAGATTACGAAAGGCACATACGATCCTGGGATACATACAATTCAGCTCACAAGCCCGGCAGCGAACATGAGCGCATCTGCTGGAAGGATTGTTAAACAAATGCCGTACTATGTTGTGCTGGAAATCGCTGGAAACTCCCGTGCAGAGGTCACGATCACGGGGCACAAATATGTTGGTACAGAGCTGGTTACACTGTCCAGAATCGAGCATATAAAGTCCGGTGAAGTGCGGAACACGAAAACATTTTCCGGAACGCTTTTAAATTACGAAAGCGCACAGAAGGTTGCAGACAATATCCTGGATTATTACCAACTCCAGCAGATCATCCAGACACGTCATTTGTCCGCGGAGGAAAAAGCGGGGGACTGGGCGGAAGTCGAAAATACCTTGCAAATGCATGGTAATTTTGTCGCCTGTATAGAATCCCTCAGCATTGACCTCACGGGTGGATTTGTGGGTACGGCAAAGTACAGAGGATATTATAAAATAACATCAGAAGATTATTATTCTGGCGAGTTGTATGCTGATGAGGAGGTGGGAATCACCTAATGGAATGGGTATATGACCGGACACAGGAGGATGTGGAGCGGGCAAAACTACTTACGCAAAAATATGCTGCGGGGACAATCACGGAAACGGAGAAAAAAGAATGGGCTGCAGGAATGAAAGGCGCGCTGAATGCCTCAGACCTGAACAGGATTGAAGGGAATATCCGGGAAATCGCTGGAATTTTAGCGATAACTGTAACAACGAAAACGTGGGAAAAGAATCAAATCCCACGAGTAAGTGATTTTAAAAGAATCCGTGATAATGTACAACGCATCCGGGACGCATGGAGTACCTTGAAAGATACCCCAGTTACGCCAGATACGCCGCTGGTTACTTATCAAAAATGGAATGCCATAGAACGGATTTTACACGATGTCAAATATGTATATGACCGCGTCATGGGCAGTTATTATTATTGCGGCGATGAAATCTACGCCGGGGAAGGAATAGGAATTTTATAATGGCAGAAACGTGGTTTACTCCGAAAGAATGGAAAGCCCGCCTTGTGGAATTTGCAGGACGTAGGCTTCTGAGAAACGTTGCAAACGGAGAATCAACAACATATGACGTTTCCCGCAGTGAGGGACAGGTATCGCAGGAGGGCGATGCGTTTAACACTAAAAACATGAACGACCTCGAGCAGCGAATCGCGGACGGATTTGCGAAGGCAAAGACCAATATTGATTCACTCAACGACAATGGTGCGATCAAAGGCATGGACGCTAGAGAGGACGGGGTTTATATCACATACTCCACTGGTGCTGATACAGTAACAAAAAAATTGGGTAAGACAGATCGGCATGTTATTAAATCAGGGGTTGGAAATGGATCGTTTTCTGTTGCCCATATATCCGGCTATGAAAAACTGACTGCAGAGGACTTTGCTTTTGTAGTTACAAATGCCAAAACATCGAGCTCACATAGAAATAGCGACTATGGAGGTAGGGCAGCTTATGATCCTGTTGCCACTTGTTCGCCTACCTTGAGCTATGATGCATCAAGTGGGACTATCACAATTACCGGATGTGCAGGCAGTAATTCTGTGAACGGACCAGCAAACTCTGTGGAAAACAGAGGGGTAGGATTAACCGGCACAGTGTATTTTTACGGGGATATGTAGAAAAAACCTAAAATACTAACAGAAAAGAGGTAAGAATATGAAAAAAATCGTGTTTAAATCTGGCAAAGAACTGGAGATTGATGGAATTACCCAAAGCGGGAAATTCTTGCAAATCTCTATAAAAAGCAGCGATGTAAAAAGCATCATCGACACGTTTTCCAATTCTGAAAACACGGCTGTGATGCGATATTATGTTGGGACAGACCTGATATGCGGATATGCTGGGTTCAAAAAATTCGTGAGTTTGGAATATACGCCTGACGTGATAGCATCCATCAATTACGAGCAGGAGGACGCAACCACAGAAAGCGGGTTTGTGGAATCCCATGTGGCTGTATGTACGGTGCATATGGAAAAAGCTGAAGAAGCAGGGCTGCCGGAGGGACTGACTGATAAAGTCGCAAAACTGGAAAACGATGTGTCCAGCATCACGTCCGGCATCAACGAAGTTAACGGAATCTTGGAGGGCGAATGATATGTTTACGGAAAAAGCGAAAGAAAATCTCCTGGCAATGCTAGAGCAGGCTAAATTCAGCGCTGCGGACAACACGGATGCACAAGCTTTACGCGTGCCGTCATTGTACCCTGAATGGGAAGCGCTGGAGGCCGGAACACATCTGACAAAAGGGCGGCGGTGCACTTATAATAAAGTGCTGTACAATGTCCTGTCTGACCACGATAAACAGGAGCAGTGGACTCCGGAGGCGGCACCGTCCCTGTTCGCAAAAGTTCTTATCCCAGACCCGAACGTAACACCGGACTGGGAGCAGCCGGGAAGCACAAACGGATATAAAAAAGGCGATAAGGTAAAACACAATAGTAAGGTCTGGGAATCTCTGGTCGACAATAATGTATGGGAGCCGGGAGCCGTAGGAACGGGTAGTGTATGGAAAGAAGCCAGCGAATGAGAAAGGCGTAGGAAATGCTTATTGAACTGATAGAAAAGGCGGAAAATGTTGGGTGGGGGACGATAGCGGTTGTGATCGCTGGTGTGTTTATGTTTATCCCGACTATCGTGGAAAGCTGGAATAAGGTCCTTGACGCACTGGGGTTGGTAAAGAAAAAGAATCTTTTCCGGAAACAGCGTGAAAAGGAGATCGCAGCAGTCTATTCACATATCGAGGAGCTGCAAAGTGGAGTCGTGTCAAAGCAAGAGGAGTACCACCAGCAATCTATTACGATCAGGGACAATCTTGCCAGAAGGCAGGACGATTTGTACGAAAAACAGATTGAATTGAAGCAGGATGTAAAGAATATAACTCGGATGCTGGAAGAGTACATCCAGAAGGACAACGAACGCACGATTGCTTCGCTACGTACAACTCTGTGGCGGCTACATAAGGAATTTACATCACAGAGATATGTGACGCCGGACGGATTAAAGACCTTCCGAGAGCTGGGGAATGTGTACGAAGCTGCCGGCGGGGATGACATTTATCACGAAAAGCTGCAGCCGGAGGTGTTAGCTCTAGACATCAAATATCCGGATGGAAGCATATACAAAATTAAGGAGGTATGACAATGAAAAAGATTGATTGGATGCGAAAACTGACAAGCAGAAAGCTTTGGATGAGCGTGGCATCATTTGTGACGCTGATGATTGTGGCTTGCGGAGGGACGGAAAATGAAGCCACACAGATCTCTGCGCTGATCATGGCTGGTGCTACGGTTATCGGCTATGTCATCGGCGAGGGTTTGACAGATGCGGCAGCTATTGAAGCAGACAAGGAAGGATAAGGTGATCCGATTATCTCCCGGCGCGGGGTTAAGCGTGATTCTGGGGCGGCTTCGGTCGCCCTCATAAAATGATAAGGAGAGTAGAATATGAAAAAACTTTTTATTTCACAGCCGATGAAAGGCAAAACAGATGATGAAATTTTAAAAGAGAGGGAAAAGGCAATTGCCAGCGCAAAGAGAAATTTTGCAGAGAACGAAGAAGTAGAGGTTATTGATTCGTTTTTCCAGAGCGCGCCTGCGGATGCGAGACCTCTGTGGTTTTTGGGAAAATCTTTGGAATTGCTTTCTACGGCAGACATTGCATATTTTGCAAAAGGCTGGGAAAACGCAAGAGGATGCCGCATCGAAAATACTTGCGCCATTGAGTACGGAATTACTGTGATCGAAGATTATACGGAGGATTGAAAGTATGGGAAGCAAAGAATTTTTAGAAAAGAGCAAACAGATTGTCGTTGACTATTTCAACAGCCATGCGGACAAAACCGACCAGAAGCAGATTACACAGGATGATGTATATGTGGTTTGGTACTGCAAGACGCTTCAGAACCATAAAGCGCTGTTGAGCACAACTGTTTCTGACGGTATGTATTACGAAATCACGCATAATGGGGACAAGCAGGAAACGTATGTGGATGCATACAAGAAGTGGGAGAATTTTGTTGTGAGGTAATGCAAATGTGGAAAGGAATTGACGTTTCGGATAATCAAGGCGTGATAGACTGGGAACAGGTTGCAGCGTCAAAAGTTGCATTCGCAATCTTGCGCAGTGTGCGCCGATCGGGCAAGGAAGATCATCAGTTTGCTGCAAATCTGGAAGGCTGCCGAAAGCACAATATACCATTGTCTGTATATAAGTACACCTACGCAGCCACGCCGGAAACGGCGCGTGGAGAAGCTCAGCAGGTCGTAGAATTATTACAGTCTCACGGGCTGACCGGAACAATGGTCTGGTGGGATGTAGAGGACAAAGATGTGTTGCATCCGTTGGGCATTAAAAAACTGACAAAGTGCATCAGAGCGGCACAGGAAGTCATCACAACAGCAGGTTACGGATTTGGGCTATATATCGGGCTGTATGTTTATAAGGAGCGCTGGCTTGACTTTGACGCGTTTGCTGGGACACGGCTGTGGGTGGCTCGATACTACAAAGGTTATCGCACGATGCAGTTTGATGACGAGCCGGATCAGGAATACAAGCCCGATGTTGGCAGCGATATATCTGGATGGCAGTACACGAGCTGTGGAGAGATTCCAGGCATCAAGGTAGATGTAGACCTTGACATGGCATATGGTGATCCTGCAGCATGGTCGCAGCCTGCGGAAGAGCCGGGAGTGATTTATACCGTATCTGTGGCAGACGTCTGGACACGCGCGCAGGCAGAGGTCATCCAGCAGCAGTTTGCGGCGATGGGAATTAATGGGATTGTCCATAAGGTTAAGATCTTGGAATAAAGATATAGGCCGAGAGAACATTCAAAGTCCTCCCGGCCGCAGGCTATGATGAAATGATGAAGCGGCTATGTCCTGATAAGATTATCTTTTATGGGTCTGTACCAGACGATTGCAAAGGTGATATAATCAGGATAAAGCCGTTTAGCGATAAATTTAACGTTGTGGAGGTGGCGGCATGGTGATAAATTTACAGTTTTTCGGTGGGCGCGGATCTTCTTTAAACGCAGCCGGAAGTGCGAAAAAAAATAGAGGTGGGATCATCGATCCATCTGCAGAGCCCAGGGAAATAGAAGCAGTATATAGAGAATCACGCGGGTATTACGGGTCTTATTACAAGAACGAGATTTTGCAGGCATCTGCTGATGATCGTACCGGGGAGTTATCTTTTGACTATGCTACTCCTGAAAAACGCGAAAAGACATCTAAAACAAATAAAACGCAGTATCTTACATATAAGTTAAATGCTGGCGCAGAGGATGGAGACACGTTTGGTATCAACTGGGACAAGGTTAAAGCCGTCTCGGGACAGACGTATGGCATCCGTGCAGAGCTGAAAGAACGCGGTTTTAAATGGGACGGGAAAACAAAAAAGTGGAGGAAAGAGTAAATTTTCCGACCAAAGACATACAGAAAAACAACACCGAAAAGCAGGACTCTTATGAGCTCTGTTTTTTTATCAAAAAAAGTTTCAAATACATGTTGACAAAAATCAGAAGTATTATATAATAAGATATAAGGAAAACCTAATAAATAATAAGGAGGCGGTAAAAATTTTAACCATCCAGCAAAAAGTAAACATGGCGTGCTCCGCGGCTGAAATCAGCAAAACGGAACTTGGAAAGCGAATAGGATTATCACAGTCCGCATTTTCCCAACGTTTAAAAACAGGGAAGTTTTCCGACGAGGACTTCCAAAATATGGCGAAAGCCATAGGGGCAAAATACTATTCTGGTTTTGAATTCCCAGATGGTACAAAAATTGAGTAAAAACAAGAAAGCAGATAAGGAGAGCTCGAAATGAATGAGACAGTGAAAAAAGCGTACGAAATCGCAAAAGAAACCGGTGATTTTGAAGTTGATTATCTTCCAGAGGTTGAAGTTGGAGAAATTGTAGAACTGAACGATGTCTGGGACGGAGAGGGCGAAGCACCGGATGATGAGGAGTCTGGTTCTTACGGATCATATTCGCACAAAATAACAAATGACCAGTGGATCAACTACGAATTTGATATCGTAGAGAAGAAAGAGAATCCATTGGACACACTTGTGAAAATAACAAAAATTGAGTTGATATAAAGGGGAAATGATATGCTGGAAGCCATTGAAGATATAGGCGCTGAAAATCTGGAAGATATTGCGCTGAGAGCATATAAACCACGTCCCGGAATTTATATATTTGTTTCTCCGGGCGGGAAAATAATAAGGGAAATCCGCAACGAAAGGATGATCTATTTTAATACGAAATATCGTATGATGGACTATTATTCATGGATTGTATCCATGCAGAAACCGGTAAAAAGCAAGCTGGTTTTTAGCAACAATTATTTAACGTTTTTCTGCAGAAACGTACAAAAGTTGACTGATGCGGATATAGACGAATATTTTGAAAGACTGGAAACACCAGAAGATCATATGTTCTTTGCGGATGTTATAAAAAATAATATTCGCAAAATTAAAAAGGAAGATCAGGATATTGTAAAATTTTTTCTCATGGATTCTCCGGAACTTTATAGAGAACTCGGGATGAAAGACTGGAGAGAAAAGTCTATAAGTATGCCGCCCAGATCAGGTATGACGAAAGGAAAATGGTTGAAGGAAAAAGAGCGAAAGGGTTATCCAATGGGATGCTCTTATAATGCGAAGAAGCCCGGTAATTTAAACCGGATATATCTCGTAAACGAAGAAGAAGGTTTACAGATAAAATTATTTTACGACATATTAAAAGGGTTTTTTAATCGCGGGTGCAACATCGCAATTGTCGGGAAAAACATGCTTATACCATTAAAGAGCAAACAAGGGATTGATCGCAGAATAAAGGGTGCAATGCTTATTTGGTTTACGATGATAAAAGGGCAGATTGTGATAGTAGATATCGACAGGATCGCGAGTTATGATCCAGTTTTAAGGTATAACAAATAATGCTGAACTGGATCGGCTGGAAAAAGAAAATGAAAAAGGAGAAGAAAAAATGGAAAAATTTAATCATTATGGTGTAGAGGTAATATATCAGGTCATCGATGGACCTTTTGAAGAGGTCTTGAAGCAAAACGGAGTGAAATATACCGCACTCCCGTATATTGAGGATATCGTATTTAGATACGAGAAAGACGGGCAGCGGAGATATGCGTACATCGAAGTAGAAAAACTGCCGGACGATTACGCGGAGCGCGTATATATTACGTCAGAAATTCCAGAGGATTTGAGCTGGAAAGGAATCGCAGAGGATTACCGGGATCAGAAATCCGGCGAGAGACCGGCAAAACTACATACGCGGGCATACATGATCTTTTCAGCGGCATACAACGATGCGCTCCGGAATATGCCATTTACCTTTGACATGAACGCCGCACCGGGAAAAAGAGACATTGCATACGCGCTCATAAAGTACTATGTGAGCATAGATGATCTAAAGAAGATGGATCATCACGATTGCCCGATGATCGATGAATTTTAAAAGTTAGGGACAGCCAAAAAGCTGCCCCTTCTTTTTTATCTAACTTTTACTATTTGCTGAAGCGGAAGAAGCAGTAAAAAACGGAGATTTTGAAAAGTGGCGAATAAAAGAAAACCAGAATAAAGACATAAGCTGAGAGGGCAAGCAAAGTCCTCCCAGCTTTTTATTTTTTTGATGATGTATGACACGAAATATGACACAAAGCAAAAAGAACCTTGATCTCTCAAGGTTCTTTTAGTCGGAGTGACAAGACTTGAACTGGTTTGCATAATGCTTTGAAATTCCTTTATTTGCTGGGAATGCTGGTTTTAAAGCATTTCTTGGATATATAGTAATATTATTAAAAGTATATATATGTACGTTAAAATATTAAAATAAACAACAGTATGACACGAAATATGACATGCTTACAGAGAATTGAACATCGCGTCAAAATGACCGTTGGTCTTATTTGACATCTTTTCGCGCTGGTCTTCCATCGCATGGCGGTAGACGTTTTTTAATGTCCCATCATTCCCCCAGCCGCCGCGCTCCATAATATAAGCATCTGGAACCCCGATTGCGTGCATGATAGACGCGCAGTAATGCCGGCAATCGTGGAATCGGAAGTGCGGCACTCCAGCATGCTTTAGGACGTGGTTAAATCGTTGGGTGATCATATTCGGGTTGAGTTCCGTCACTCTGCCGTTGCCTTTTGGAATCTGGTCCGTAATAAAGGAGGGAAAATCTATAAAACGGTCTCCAGCATATGATTTTGGGGATTTGATAATGTACTTTCTGTTTTCATCTAGAACCATGTTGCGGTGCACATGGACGCGTGTCCCAGCTATATCACTTCGGTCAAGCGCACAGATTTCCCCGCGCCTCATGGGGCCGAAGGCTGCCAGTAGGATTGGGATTTCCATTTCTGTCCCTTTGGCTGCCTCCATAACCTTTTTTATATCATCATCTGTCGGTACATAGAGCTGCGGTCGAATCTTCTGCGGGAGAACGGTGTTCAGTGCAAAATCGGGGCGCGTCTCCCTTAATACGGCACTGATTAGAGCGTGGTTATCCCGGACGCTCTTCGGGGAGTGCCCTTCGGTAAACGCATTGACATGCCTCTGGATATCCTCCTGGGTTATGTCATCTATTCGGATATCTTTCAAGTCCTTATAATTTTTCCTGGCGCGTTTATATTCCCGGACGCTGGAAGGGGACAGCACGACAGACCTTTTTTCGATGTAGGCCTCAAGGGCTGCCTGGAAAGTTAAGGAACGCGGAGCAGCAGTTTTTTTTGAAACTGCATAAGCAGCGGCGGCAGCCTCAGCCTCTTTCTTTCCTGCGGGCTTTGGATTGTCAGACGTGAATGATTTATAGTGTTTTTTCCCGTTTTCGTCTGTGTAGTCGTAAACACGGCATCTCCATGATCCAGACGGGAGTTTTTTTGCTGTTGCCATAGTTAATCCTCCTTTTAGGTATAAAAAATACACCTATGCAGGTGTAGGAGGCTGTGGTATACTTTTCTTGCGAGGGAAAACATACCACCACCTCACGTGCTGTATAGTTTTCTTTATTGCCCCGGTGTTACCAGCATCGGGGCTTTTTATTTTTTAATTTGTTATTTCTTCAATATCTATCTGGTATCCAAGGATTTCTCCCATATCTTTACAATATCCTTTTACTGTGATAGGGTCGCCCTTTTTCATATTCATAATCAGTTCTTTTTGTGTCTCGGAAGTCATGTAACATTGGATTGTTGCCAACGAAAACTGTTCCGAATCAATCGAGATATATTTCCCGGAGCTGTCGATTGTGCCTAATGTTCCAGTGATTTGCAGATATTTATCAAGGTAATCATTCTGTGCTTTCATCGCGTTGCTGTTCAGAGCATCAACGAGGTCATCCGCAGTTACCTCAATATATTCTTTCGGAATTTCCGTTTCGATTGGATCGGCTCCTTCTGATACGTCGCTATTTGAATTTTCTTGCACGACTGTGGGCTGTTCTGCATCGTTGCTATCCGATTTCGGAACAAAAAGAGTTATGATCATAATGATTGATATAACAAGTGCGGCAATCCAAAGCCCCTTCTTGCGCTTTTTGTTTTTATTCTTAACAGCGTCGATTATAATTAAAATAATCGAGATTATGGATAAAGGTGCAAATATTAAACTAAAAAGTGAAACAACAAAAGCAGCTATGCTCAACCCTGTGTTTGTTTTTTTTGTGGTATCGCTCGTCTGGAGCTGGTCGTTCAAATTCTGCTGGCTCCCATTTAATAAATCGTTTGGCGCTCCGCAGTTTGGACATGTAGCTGCCTTTTCTGAGTATTCTTTCCCGCATTCGGGGCATTTGATAAGTGCCATTTTCTTATCCTCCTCATATGATATTTTGTTTGTTAATCGCCGGAGCGATATAACCATGTGTAACATTCTGTCAAAACCTGCGCAGTCTGTCGTTTTTTGCCGCGTAGGTTCGACGCTTCACCGCGTTTCCCTGTACGCATCTGTTGAAATATATATTACCTTGTGTTAATATATAATCAAACAAATGTTCGTGTTGGGAGGGATGCACGATGGATTATAAACAGCTCATTAAAAATATGATCGATGAAATTAACAATGAAATCTTTTTAAAAAAGATATATTCATTTGTTAAAGTTTTCATCGAAAAGTAAGGGGTGGGAGCAGCTTTTAAGGTTGCTCCCTTTCCTTATATTTTGTTGCCATTGCATAGGCGATTTTCCGCAGCGCTTCCTTTGATGTTTCGTCAAGCTCCATATATACCTCTATCAAGTCCTTTATAAAGGTGTCGTCGCCCTTTGAGATCTGTCCGAGGTATCCTTCCAGTTTGTCACTTGCAGGTAGGTACATCGGTTCATTCCCATTCCTGATCCAGTCTTCATTTACGCCGAATTCTCTGCATATTGAGAATATGATAGCATTTGTAGGTTCGCGCCGCCCAATTTCATAATTTGCAATGCTGTTTCTTGCTAAGCCCAGTCGTTTTGCAAACTCTTCTTGTGTATATCCAAGTTCTGATCTCAATATTTTCAAGCGTTCTTTCATTATCTATCACCACCTTCCTGCCTTTACACTTATCATATCAGAAAAAAGTGCCATTGTCAACAAAATAGTTATTGACAAGAGTGTCAATGGGACGTATAATTGTGTCATAAGATACAAAGCGAGGTGATAAAAGTGAACATGTTGAAAGACGTAATAACAGCGGATGAGCAGGAAGAAATCAAGGAATTTGTTTCAATTCTCCTGCTTCTTCCGAAAGAGGACCGGGCGGTGCTGCTATCTAATGCGAACGCTTTCCGGGTTCGCAGAGACTTAGAAAAAGCAGTAAGCGGCGAAGAGGGGAGGTGAGAGAAATGAGCGAGTATTTAAATAGGGAATGTGACCGTGTCCCTAAATTCCGAATGGAAATGACAGGGAAGCGGGGCGTTGAAATCTGGATTGACGGGGTAAATATTTCACAGGGAGTTCGCAGTGTTACATTTTCAGCGGAAGGCTGTGAAAAATCTCCGGTATTAAATCTTTCGCTTGACGTTGGAGATTTCAGTTTTTTGCCTGAACGAAACCTAATATCAAGGGCAGAGACAAAAAAACAATCCACTACCCTTGATACTATTAAGGATGCTGTTGGAGAAGCGTTAGAGAAGTGAGTATGACATTATAACCCACTGACGATTCACAGAGATGAATCCGGCTTGTTCTAACTCATCCAGATAACGTTCTAAATATTCAGGAGGGAATCCAAAAGAGCAAAAATCTTCATCATGGAAGTGATTATTCTTTCGTTCTCGGTTTTCTCTCATAAAATTTAGAAGTTTTTCAGAATTTGTCTGCATAGAATTGCTCCTTTCTTTTGTACTCGGCTCTGGCGGGAGCCTGTGAGTACAGTATAGGACGGGGATAAGCAGGAAGCAAGAGATAGGAGGTGAAAGAAATGAACGTAACTGAATCAGTAGAAAAGCTAATTGTGACACTTGCAAACGGCATCACTGCGGATATTGAAAATGGAAATGCGCTTCCGGTATCAATAGCGGTGGAGGTTATGGCTTTGGCAAACCTTGTTGAAGCAATTACGCCTGCCGATCTAAGCAAGATTGTAAAAGACCAACAGGAGAAGATTGAATCTTTGAAAGAAGCTTTGATTACGGGAAAGAAAAATGATTATGTATCATAAGCTTTTCAGGATTTCTTCTGTAATGAGAGAAATAAGGGCAGGGATAGAATCGTGCAGCGCATTTGCAGCAGCAAGCCCAGGGAGTTCATCAGAATGCTTTCCGATATTTTTTTGATATTCCTTTTCGAAAGATTCTGACACGTTGGACGTGATTCTTGATGTAAGGTTATTTATTTTATCTCGTTTCATGTTGCACCTCCTAAACGGAGTGTAACACAGAAAAGGAAAAAGTAAAAGGAGGTATGGTTATTAACGAAAGAGAAGACAGCTTTGCAGTAGAGGTCATCGAAGAAGCAAAGCAGGAGACAAAGAGATGGCGCATAGCGTGGGGAATCACGATGGCCGCGCTGATTTTATCAAATCTATATTGGATGTGGAGGTGAAAGAGATGCCGAAAACAAAAGCACTTGGGGTGTATGCGGACCGCAAAGAAGCCGTCCGGCGCGTCATCAATGTCGGACTGGCACGCAGCGGGCTGACAGTGAAAGACCTTGACCGCCGGAACATAATAAACAGAAACACCCTCGTAAAGCGGAAAGCAGAGGGCGAAACAATCCGGTTGGGAGAGATCTGGGCGCTTGACAGAGTATTACATTTTACGGATGACGAGATCTTACAGATGTTCGGGAGAGAAAGAAAGTAAGGTGAACAAGCTATGGAAGATTTAATGTTCGGAATTGGGACAAACTGCATAACAGCGGCAGTGATCCTGTGGGAGACAACAGACCTGCAGTGGTTCCCGGCGACGCTGGCAGTTACTGCAGCGGCGGCGTTTCTGATCGGCGCGCGGGAAATGGTCAAAAAAAATGATGCAGAGCTGTAATCTTGGGGGACTGGCTCTGCATCGGATGATCTTTTGTGGAGATCATCTTTATTATAACAGAAAAATGAGGAAAAAGCAATGGAAGAAGTAAGAGCAGTTATTGTCCAGCAGGAGGGTACAGTATCCTGCAACTTTGAAGAAGTAGAAGCCTACATAAAGGATCGCCTGAAAGAATATGACGGCGCAATCTTTACAGAGGAAAGCAAGGGATACGCTAAAAAAGAGCTGGCAAAGCTCCGGGCGGAGAAGAAAGAGCTGAATGACAATCTCCGAGACGCGAAAAAGAAATACATGGCTCCTTGGGATGCTTTTGAGCCGAAGGCAAAAGAGCTGATTAACCTGTTTGACGAGCCAATAACCTTAATTGACGGACAGGTCAAAGCCTTTGAAGAAGACCGAATTACGCAGAAAAAAGCGTTGATCGAAGCGATTTATACGGAGCTGGTTGGTGATCTGGTGGACATTATCCCATTGGCGCGGATTTATAACCCGAAATGGGAAAACGCCACTACAAAAGAAAAGGCAATCAGAGAAGAGGTTGTAGCGCAGGCGACGGCAGCGCGGATTGCATTGGATACCATCCGCGGGATGCGCTCGGATGCCGAATCTAAAGCGCTGGACGTATACAAGCAGACTTTAAGCTTGCCGGAAGCGATCTCCTGCATTAACGCCTACGAAGCCCAGAAAGCGGAAATCCTCCGAAAGGAGCAGGAGCGGCAGCGAGAAGAAGAGCTGGAACGCATTCGCCGAGAGGAACGTGAGAAGTTGGAAGCCGAACGGAAAGCGCTGGAAGAACGGGAAGCGCAGCGCCGGGCGGCAGAGGAAGCCCTCGAAGCGCAGCGTAGACGGCTGGAAGAAGAGAAACAGGCAGCTGTAGAGCATGCACGGGAAACCGGCGCGCAGGAGGTAATCGAAAGCCTTACTCCGGACGCCGAAGAGGACACGCAGCTCTATGAATACAGAGTGGCATTATCAAAAAAGGGGAAAGAAGCCTTTGAGATGTATCTGGATAGTGTCGGAATCGACTGGGAGATGATCTGATGGAAAACATGACAATCTACGACGCCTGCCGCAGCGTCCCGGAAAGCGCGAAAAAGGCGATCACCGCGGGGCGGCTGAAAGGCAAGACCGACATAAATCCGATGTGGCGTATTAAGCGCCTGACGGAACAGTTCGGGCCCTGCGGAATTGGCTGGTATTACAAACCAGTTCGGAAATGGCTGGAAACGCACGGAGACGAAACCGCAGCATTTGTGGACATCGAACTGTATGTAAAGATCGGCGGAGAGTGGTCGATGCCGATCGCTGGAACCGGCGGGAGTATGTTCGCAGCGCGGCAGAAAGACGGCGTTTATGTATCGGACGAGTGTTACAAGATGGCGTCCACGGATGCGATCTCTGTAGCCTGCAAACAGCTCGGCATCGGAGCAGACGTCTACTGGGATGCAGACCGGACAAAATACGATGATCCGAAAGCACCAACCACTATGCAGCAGGCAGAAGCCCCGGTAGATAAGCAGCGGGCAGAGCTGATCGGGCAGATGCAGGCAGAGCTGCAGCGCGCCGGATACAGTGCGAAAGCCGTCCTGAAAACATACAAAGCGTCCGATTTGGGGAGCCTAAGTAACTTGCAGATTAAAGACTGCATCAAGAGGCTTAAAGGCTTGCCCGATAGGGAGGCAAGCGCATGAGGTGTATTGCGGAGATTGCCGACATCGGCATGACGATCGATAAAAAGCTCCGGTTGACTCTGAATCTACAGGGCGCATCACTGGTACAGCTGGTGCAGCTGCAGAAAGATGGGCAGCTGGATGTGATCCTGAAAAAACACTCCGATAAGCGCAGCCTCGATGCAAATGCCTACTACTGGAAGCTGCTGGGAGAGCTTGCGAAAGCCCTGCAGACCAGCAATGAAGAGCTACATAACCAGCTCTTAGACAGTTATGGCACGCTGGCGGAGGACGAGGACGGCAACTGCATCATCCACTTTTTACCAGAGACGGAAGATTACCTCCGATACAAGCACGAGCATTACAAACCGACCGGAATCATCGTCGAGTTTGAGGGCGTGCGGTACTGTAAATTTTACCGGATTAAAGGCTCGAGCCAGTACAACACGCGGGAAATGTCCCGCCTGATAGAAGGGCTTGTGTCGGAGTGTAAAGAGTGGGATATCGAGACGCTGCCGCCAGCAGAAATAGAAAGGATGATGGTGCAGTATGCGAAAAAGCACGATGTCACGCCGCTTGGAGTTTAACTCGGAGACCCGCCGGAAGATTATAGAACGGGACGAGGATTGCTTTTTCTGCCGCCACCTGTACCACATGGAGCACGCACTTCCGGGCGATCTTGTACCAAAGGACATAATGCACGTCGTAGCCCGCAGCCACTTAGGGCTGGGCGTAGAGCAAAACGGCGTGCTGGGATGCAGATACCACCACAGTTTACTGGATAACGGTAACAAGGGACTGCATCGGGAAATGGATAGTATGCTTCAGGACTACATGCGGGAGCTTTACCCCGGATGGACGCCGGACAGCGTTACCTATCATAAATGGTTGTAACACCGGCCTGCGGGCAAAAGAAACTACTGATTCGGGACTTGTTGGGGAGTATATATCACGGACATGACAGGATGCCTCCTGTTCCCTGGCGCCGGGGGAAAACGGCGCATCCCCAACTGGAGAAAGATCATGAACATTTTAGATTACATCCCGACCGGGCATAAAAATGCTGTTTCCAGACGCTGGCTGCAGACCACAACGCACATGAGTGATCGGATGGTGCGGCGGCTGATTGCGGAAGTAAATAAAAACGACTGTGACGCAGAGCTGATTATCAATCTGCAGGACGGCAAAGGGTACTTTAGACCGGCGGAAGATGAAAAGAATCTGGTTCGAAACTGGATGGCAATAGAAAGTTCCAGAACTGCTGAGAATCGCATGAATGTGGATGCAGCGAAACGGTATCTGCGAAAAGATAAGAAGCCACGGGAAAATGAGTTGGAAAAGAACCAGATCACAATGGATGAATGGCTTGCGAGCCTGAATGGAGGCGGATAAGATGCCAAACAGGATTTTAAAAGAATCTATCTGCCGATCAGATACGATTGACCAATTAACCTGGTTTGAAGAAGTCCTGTTCTATCGCTTAATCGTAAGTTGCGACGATTATGGGAGGTTTGACGGAAGGCCTGCGGTTATCCGCGGGACATGCTTTCCGCTTAAAGATATTACATGCAAGAGCATCGCTGATGCCCTGCAGAAGTTAACGTCTGTAGGCTTGGTCCGAGAATATTATGTTCAAGGAAGACCGTACCTGCAAATGATAACTTGGGGAGATCACCAGCAAGTGCGTGCAAAAAAAAGTAAATATCCAGCGGAAGATAGCAACTGTGAAAATCTGATATCATCTGATATCAATTGCAATCAAATGATATTAAGTGACTGCAATAGTCCCCGTAATCCAATCCAATCCGAATACGAATCCAAAACAATATCGCGCGAGGAACCAGAGCGGTTTGAGGACTTTGCTGCAGCGTACCCTAAAGCAGGAGCAGACCTGCCTGGAGTGGCTGTGGAATACTTAAATACACTTCGGATGGGTGTAACTGCGAATGATCTTGTACAGGCAGCGCAGAACTACGCCGAAGCCTGCCAGATACGCGGCACGCAGCCGCTATATATCTTGAACGCTGAAAATTTCCTGCGGAAGCTGAAATTTGACGAGTATCTGCCAGAGAAGTACAAGAAGCCGAAGCCGCCAAAGCGGCAGCAGACCAGCACAGAACAGTACAACCAGTTCATGAAAGCAGACTACGACATGGACAGCCTGGAAGCTGCCCTACTGGGAAAGTGAGGCTAGTATGAGAGCAACAAAGGATTGTGCCTATCCGGTCTGTGAGACCTGCCAGCATCCAGACTGCATCATGTCTGGCACGGATATAAGGGCGCTGTTAAAGCGTCGGCAGCGGCAGGCAGATCCGGAAGCATACCGGCAGAAGCAGCGGGACTACAGGAGCAGGATAAAAGCAACGCTGCCGCACTGCGATGGCTGCGAATCCTGCGTACTGGTCCGCAAGGAGAAACAGGACGGATACCGGCGGCTGTGCATCGTAGATATGCGACTAATCGAGCAGAAAGTGGCAAACAGTCCGCAGTGGTGCAGGAAGAGAGGAAAGCGGAATGGGACGAAAGATAATCTTGTACGACCTGTACAAGAACGATGAGTACCAGGGACGGTACAAAGCAAAAGAGCTTATGTATTTGCTGGGCATGTCCCGCGAGACCATAGCCAGCCGCGTATACCACGGCGTAAAGGCAAAAGACGGCTACGAGATTATGAGAGCGGAGCCGGATGGATGGGCAGAGAGCTGGGAGCGGGCATGTGCGCCGCTCAGGAGGAGGAAGTAGATGCGTGAGTTATTAGATATATTTGCCGAAATGGCGATCATGTTCAGCATCGTAATGACGATTATGGCAGCATTACATGTACTGTGCTACATGGGTGAGTACATGGTCGAAACCGCGTATGAAAAGTATTACGGTGCGCAGGACTGGGAAGCAAAGTGGAAGCTGCGTAAGAGCGATATTAAAGACCTGCTTAAGATTGCCGCATACATGGCGTTGTTTGGCGCTGGTATGTTATTTGCAGGATACGCCGCAGACTGGTTTGTGGCATCGGTCTACAGACTGTTGGCGGATACGAACGGGAGAATTGTGTAACATGGGGAAAATAAAATTATTATCACTTTTTTCGGGCATCGGAGCTTTTGAGAAAGCGCTGGACAGGATCGAAGCGGAATATAAATTGATCGGATACTCAGAAATTGATAAATATGCGTCAAGATCATATGCAGCAATCCATAATGTAGCAGAGCCATTAAATTTGGGGGACATCAAAAAAATTGATGAAAAAAAGCTGCCAAAAGATATTGACCTGATTACATATGGGTTTCCGTGCCAGGATATTTCGACAGCGGGAAAACAGCGGGGATTCTTAGATGCAAATGGGAACCAGACAAGATCAGGACTATTTTTTGATGCACTAAGAATTATAAAAGCAACAATGCCAAAGGTTGCAATCGCAGAAAATGTAAAAAATCTGACCGGGGAAAAATTTAAAAATGAATTTAAAACAGTACTGACATCCCTGGAAGAGGCAGGATATAACAATTACTGGGAAATATTAAATGCAAAAAATTATAATGTGCCGCAAAACAGAGAAAGGGTATTTGTCGTCAGCATACGGAAAAATGTCGATACGGGGGGATTTAAATTTCCAGAGAGTTTGCCACTTAAATGGAAACTTAAAGACGTATTGGAACAAGAGGTTGAGGAAAAATATTATGTGTCGCCTACGCGATTAAACGGAATGGTGGAGCATAAAACGCGAAACCAGAAAAACGGAAATGGTTTTGGGGCGGTGATAAATGATCCTGATACGCAAGGCGTGTCGCCTTGTATACGGGCAAGATATTACAAGGACGGAAGCGAAAGCCTTATACGGGTAAGGCAGATTGCAAATATAATGCCAACAAAAACAAGAGATAATCCGAACCAGGGCAGAGTGTATGATACAGACGGATTATCCCCTGCGCTTAATTGCAGCATGGGTGGAGGCCGCCAGCCATTTATTGTGGCAAGCTGGGGACGCAATCCGGAAAATCCATCAGATAGGACACCAGGCGCGCCAACGGTGCAGAGATTAGAACCGAACAGACAGGGAATATGCAACACCCTAACGACTACGCAAAAAGATAACTATGTGTGTGAACCGCCTGAAATGCGGGTGCGGAGACTGACCCCGAAAGAATGCTTTCGACTGATGGATTTTGACGACGAGGATTTTGCCAAAGCGCAAAAAGTAAACAGCAACACACAGCTTTATAAGCAGGCAGGAAACAGCATAGTTGTGGCATGTCCGATGTACATCTTTAAAAACTTAATGAATGCAAAAATACTATGACAGGAGAATAATGATGGCAATATGGATTAAAACGCAGCCGGATGCCGAACCGGTATGGATGGCGGCAGATAACCGGATCAGGGAGCTAGCGCTCTCGATCGAACGGCGTGCAGGTATCGCACCGGATGCAGATGGGCTTCGGCAAATCCGGGAGTGGGCAACAGAGATTGTTTGCCAGTGTGACATGGTGGAGCGTGTGCAGGAACAGGCAGAACCGGCGTGGAAGAGCGAGCTGCAGGATGCGTTCCTGCGTGGCAGCAGGGTGTAAATAAAAATCGAAAGGATATCTTATGAAAACATACAAGGGATTTAATAAAGACATGACTGCTCAAAATGGATTCCAATACAAAGAAGGAAAAGAGTACGAAGAGGAAAAAGCTGTCGCTTGCGAGCGCGGTTTCCATGCGTGCGAATATCCTTTGGATTGCTTTAGATATTACAGCCCGGGAAGTAGCGTTTACCATTTGGTAGAACAAAGCGGCGAATTTAGTAAAAACAGCGATGATTCAAAAGTGGCATCTACAAAAATCAAGATTGGAGCAGAAATTTCGATTGCTGGTCTTGTTAAAGCGGCGATTGAATATACAAAAGAGAGAACAAAACCAGAATGTGACGCAACAGGCTACTGCGGCGCATCCTCCGCAACAGGCTACAAAGGCGCATCCTCCGCAACAGGCAACTACGGCGCATCCTCCGCAACAGGCTACAAAGGCGCATCCTCCGCAACAGGCGACTACGGCGCATCCTCCGCAACAGGCAACTACGGCGCATCCTCCGCAACAGGCTACAAAGGCGCATCCTCCGCAACAGGCGACTACGGCGCATCCTCCGCAACAGGCTACAAAGGCGCATCCTCCGCAACAGGCTACAAAGGCGCATCCTCCGCAACAGGCAACTACG